AGATCCTTCAGGCCTAGTCTATCCAGCTCATCCCTGAACTGGGTAAACATATCCCGCTCTGCTTGTATCGCATTCTTTGGCAATACAGGAGCAACGGTTACCGGGGGCGCAGTTACTTTTGGTACAGTAGGCGGAGCAGTTACGGCTTGGGTGACCGGGGGAACAGGACGCTGTCCGGCAGCTTCGCCAGGTCTAGCAACTCCCTCTTCGCCCTTGGGGACAGCTTCTGCCAAGCTTTCTTGAAGCGCAGCTTGTTCAGCATCGAGCCTTTCGCGCTGGGCGGCTTCGGCGGCTTCGGTAACGGCAAGCTCTCTTTCAAGTTCACTCTCATACTCCCTTATAAGCGGAATGATCTGCGACAGTTCATAGTCAATAATCTCAAGCTCTTGCTTGGTCGCATCAGTCAGAAGATCCTTGTCAGCTAGCCGCTCTTTAATCGAATTAACGGCAGCCGTCTCTAGCGTTGGATCACGATCAAAGTTTGTGCTCTGCAATTCTGGCGGCAACCATGCATCAAGATCACCATCCTTAACCATGAGATCCAATCCCTTGAAATTAGGATTGGTAGGCTTGCCCGCCAGCGTGCGGAACTCGATGTCTGGCGATGCATCCTTGATGTCTTCGTAAGAGATCCTTCCCTTAAGCGCAGACCAAAGACTACCTTTACCTGTTTCAAGCGCCTCCCTGCGGCCAAGCAACTCCTTCTCATACTCAAATACAGGAGCAATCTCTTCAGGTAACGGCGCAGGACCAGTCTCTGGTGGTGGCTCTACAAACTCAGGTGGGCCAGGCTCTGGCGTCACAGGAGGCGCCGGCAATGCAGGCATCGATGTAACAGGCGGTACCGTGACTTCGGGAGTGGTTACTGCTGGAGTTACAGAAGGTTCCTGAGAAACTACTTGAGGTACTGATGGCGGTGCAGTGACAGCCTGCACAGGTGGAACTGTAGTAGGTGAAGCCGGTTGTGTTACCGGTGGTGCTGCCTGCTGTACTGGAGGTGCTGCTTGAACTGATGTAACAGGTGGTGCTACTGGCGGTGCAGCAGGCTGTGTAACCGCGGGCAAGGAAGCTTGCGGTGCAGCAGTAACAGGCTGAACCGGCGGAACAGCTTGCGGCATCTCCATGGCAGGAGTAACCGGCGGTATCGTTACCTGTGGCTGTGCTTGTGGCACTGCCTGCGCTACAGGTTGCTGCACTGCACTAACTTGCTGCGGTGCAACAGGCTCAACAGGAGGAACTGTAGGTGAAATAACTCCGCCACGTGGCGGAGTTTCCGGTGGTGCTTGTACTGGTCTGGTGCGGTCTGCTGCTGCGCCAAGCAATCCTGGCCCTGCTCCTGAAAAAAACCCGCCCGCAAACGCATTGATATACTTATTAATATTTTCTGGCGAAAATACTTGATAGTTCTCATCAACAAGTTTTACAGCTGTGCTATTGATAATATCTTGTGCGGCCTCGGTTAATCCTTCCTGTGCAGCAATACCAGAAGCTTTGGCGCCGATACGCAGTGCTTCCTTGGTAAAGCCACCACGCTCAAGGGCTTTCTCTACCAGTTTGGTGCGGCCATACAGGCCAAGATCGCCAAGGATCTTTCCAGGTATATAACTCTCGATGAATGAGTTAGCTAACCCCGTGGCCAACGCAAGGCCAGGCTCTAGCTGTTTTGTTTCTTCAAAGATATTGCGGAAGGATTCTGGTGCTGTCTGTAGATACGATGAACTCATCATCGCCAATCCAGCGCGGCCAGCAAGTGCATCCTGTGCAGCCTTCTCACCTATGCGCTCAGCAACCTCTCTGGTGACACCGCTGCGTAAGGCTGTCTCTGCCGCTTCCTGTGCAATCTTCCTTGCAGCACCCCGCCCGGTGGCGGCCGCAATACCGCCAGGCAGCAAAGCGGATGCAATGCTAGGCAAACCTTGGCCAGCCTGCTCAACCGCAAAACCAAGGTATTGGCCGGGACCTTCTAGCTTGGTTACATCCCTGTATTGGGTAGGAAGCTCTTGCTCAATAGCTGCATAACGCTGGGCGCCTTTGCCTAAGAACTCCAGTGCCTTCTCTTCTGCGCCACCAAAGCCTAGCTTTGCAAGGCCGGCCAATCCTAGAGCAGGCAAATCATATGCTGTGCCTACCAGCATTTGCTTTGCGCCTCTGGCTACAGCATTACTGAATACTTCTCCAATCCCTTGGGGTCCTTTGGGCTGGACCCCTGACATAGCAACCAAACCGCGAATTAGCTCGTCTTGCTCTTCCTGTGTTGTGCCTTCAGGAACGCGAAACCTACCAAGACTTGGGATATTTATGATAGGCATCGCGCCCCCTATTTACCGCTTTGTTTTTTAACGTATTCCCTAATTGCTTCCATCATTTGCGGAGTCAATGTTGTCACGCCTTGGTCAGCGCCAATGGTCGGATACAAACGCGCCTCATATTTACGGATAATTTGCTCTTGCTCACTGTCAAATTTTGCCTTTTCTGTAGGATTATCGCGCCAATTTGTCGTACGCTTTCCTTTTCCTAAAGCAGAATGGAACATGCTTGCTTCTTCATCGTACTGTTTTTCATGTGCGCGTAATTCTTGTTGTGCTGCATTGACCGCTTCTTGTCGAATGCGTGCCATATCACCAAACTTAGGCATACCGGAAGTGGTTCCAGCCCCAGCCGCCTTCTTAGGCGTCATAAGATCCTGCATAGCACCCATAACACCGAGCTTTCCAAGCTTGGCTTTGTTCTGAGCTTCTACTTGGGCAGCCTGAATTTGCGCGGCTTCATCTGCGTACTTACGCGCAGATTCATAATCCTTACGCTTAATCGCATCTTTGTACTGCTCATTGGCAAGACGTGCTTTCAGTGCAAGCGTCTTAGCTTCTTTGTTTGCAGCTTCAACCGATTGCTTTGTGCCCTCATACCCTTCGAGCATGCCTGCAAGCCCAGCACCAAAGTCGCGGCCTGTGTACCCAAGACCAGCAATGCCAGCCTTCATAAATGCACGACGCTTAGCTTCTTCGGGAGATACTTGCTGACCAACCTCTGCGGCTAGTTGCTCGGCCAAGGGACTGACTTTGTCAGGGAACTTCTGCTGCATATATCGCTCCTCTTCTTCCGCAAATTGGCGGCGCTGCTGAGGAGACATTACGGGTACGACTTGTGGGGTGTACGCAGCAGCAAGCTTTTCCAGACCCTTGAGATCCACTGGGGCGGGTGCAGCAGGTTGCTGTTGTGCCTGCTGAAGCTTTGCTAATTGAGCAATGAGCGAACTGAGGTCTGACTTCTGCTCACTAGGCTTGGCCGTTTCAGTAGGTTTTGCTCCTGGAGCTGGCGGTTGTTTAGCAGCTTCTGGATTAGCTTCACGCAATCTTTGTGCCTGCTCTAATGCACCTGATTGCAAAAGAAATTGATACCGATCACGATCAGCCTGCATCTGCTTTTCTTGTAGGACGCGTCTGCGCCTTTCTTCGTCTGCCGCCAAAGCATCATCTGATGACCCACCAAACTCAGCACCTACGCCACCGCCAAACTGAAACGCAACTGGACCGCCCTGCGCCATACCAGGCACAAGCGCCCCGAGACCTTGTTGTGGTTGCTGCATCTCAGGCTGCGCCATAGGCTGTGCCATGGGCTGCATAGGTTGACCCATGGGTTGCGGCGGTGCAAGCAACTGCTGCTGTAGCTGATCAATGATGGGGCCGGAAGGCTTTTGCTGCTTAGCTTCAAAGTCCTTGCGGATACGCAAACGCCGATCCATCTCGGCGGCTGCAACAAGGGCTAGCTTAGGATCGTTACGGTAGTTAGGAAGCTCTTCATCAGGAAAGTTCTTGAAGATATCCATTGCCTCAAACAAGTTAATGTCTGGGGCTAGGCCCGGTTGAGCCATGGTTGTAGTCATCGCATTCCTCCGTACAGCAATCCAGCAAGACCAAGCGTTTGCACAAATGGGTTGGCCGGTGCATTGTAGTAAGACGCCGTGGGCGACTGCTGCTGGCCAAAGATAATTGACTTATAAGCCTCTGCCTGCGTCTGTGGATAAAGACGCTGTTTTTCAAACTCCTGATACATCAGATCAAGATCACGCTGGCGTCTTGCCTCATCTGCTAATCCAAGCTGTTGCAAGGTCTGAGCCTTCTGCTGTTGAGTCGCAAGGTCTTGCTGGTAAAGCTGGCCTGCCTTATCAAACGCCGCGGCAGATCCCTGCATCTGAATATTGCCAAGTTGCATACCTAAATTACGCATGGCCTCTGATTCCATGATCGCTTGGCGCGAACCGCCAAACGCACCACGTGATGCGGCCTGACTACGCAAGTTAGTAAGACCCGTCTGATAATCGCGCACCGCCGCCTGCTTGGCCACATCCGTTACCGCTTGCTGGTAAGGATTCATGTAGGCCTGCATGACACCGACGTTCTGACCACCTACATTGATGTTGCCAAGAATGCCGGGCGCCATGGCGGTTTGCTGTGCAGCTTCAACACCTTGCTGGTACAAGCCGGATGTCTCCGCTGTCCTTGGCGCTGTGTATGGCGTATAGGGTGTATAGGCAATCTGCTGACCCATGCGATACAGGTCAGAGATATACGGAAGTTGATACTCTGGTGCGCTTTGCGTAACAGTTGTTGAAGGTCCGCCCAGGCTCATTTGACCACCTCTTCAGTTAAGACTACGCCCCGCTCACGCATGTTAAATACACGCCGCCAACCGGGTCGTCCTTGGATCGTAATTGCATCACATCCAGCCTTCTTTGCATACCAGCGTATAGCAGGTGCAAAAGCAAGCTTGAGTTCCTCTAAGCTACCGCCAGCAAGCCAGCAGTTGTAAATCTTTTTCTGCGGGTAGACCCGAATCTCTGCAATAACCGCTGCCTCTAAACCCGGAAGGAAGATGGCCTCCCTCCTTAATACAGCAGCTTTTACATCATCTAACGAAAACAAGTTCCCTGCATGATCAAGCGCGGCCTGTAGCCACTGGCTACACCTACCCCACTCTTGATCAAAGGGTGTCATGCAGGCATCACCTTACTTGGTTTAACCGCAGGCGGCTGCTTCTCCGTTCCATGCCGTGCTTTACGTACGCGCTCCATCATTTCGTACAACGCTTCTGCCCCAGCATCGGATGAACCGTTACCAAGATCTGATACCACATCAGCAGGTATCACAAACTCATTGCGTGCCAGACGCGCTGGCTGATGCTCACCGGTAGATCCACCATCAATAAATGCATGGATATCATCAGACATACCGTCGCCAGGCCCTTTGAGATAGCGACCGGCTGCCATCATAAGATCGTCCATTGATCCGCCTGTAGCACCAGTAACGGTATTAGACCCAGTCGCTGCCGGGTTAGCGCTCGAAGCGGCCGCGTCAGATGCGAACTGAATGTTAGGCTGAGCACCAAGTGTTTGATACAAACGCTCCAGGCCTTGAGAATACCCTTGCTGCCCAGCCATGATTTCTTCTTGCGTTGGACCGTATCGTTTCGCAGCTTCCGTAGGGTTGAACTGGAAAGGATTGGGGTTAAAGAACAATGGCAACCCAACCATGGGCTGGTAGATGTTTTGCCCAGATGCAGACTTCTGTGGAGCTGGCTGAGGTGGAAGCATGGGTGCAGTAAGGGCCCGGTTATATACCGGGGCTTCTTTGTACACAGGCATCTTTACTTCTGGTGGTTTGTTTCTTAACGCGGATGCTAGTGAAGCTATACCAAATCCTAGCGTTGCTAATGCTTTGTCACCGCCGGTTGCGCTACCAGAAAGAAAGCGCGAAAGGATATTTGAGTTAGACCCCGTGCCGCCAAAGATTGACGACCAGTCAGTGCCTGATGTTGCGTCTCCAGACGACACCTCACCCTGACCCTGCTCTGAATCGGTGCCGTATCCAAAATCGTAATTGTACTGGCCGCCATCGCTCATAATTTACTCCACACAAGAGCCCATTTTATTGGGTTAAGTCATAGAAGGAAATGGATCCAACGCCATCTCCTTTGGTTGCACCAGATACAGTCCTTACGCCTAATGTATAAGTATCACTTGTGCCTGAGATTGTTGCACCTAACTGGAGATCCCAGTTGTAACCTGTGGCCGCGGAAGTATTGACGGTGCCGCCACTTCCGGTTGATGTAACGTAATCCGTTTGGACAATGGTCCCGCCTGTCATCGCTGTAGCGGCTACATCATAATCAACATTGGAATCAGACGGCACGGTTGCCGCCCAAGTTGCCCCGGTAAGCGTCGTGTTTTTTATCAACGCAACTTCATAGTTCTGACTAGTTAACGGCAGAAACTGTATGCGGTTGGGAAGGACCACCGCCCCTGTACGACCTGAAGCAAGACGAATGGAAACAATTGGATAAAACGCTGCTGTATCAATATTGGCAAATGATGTGGTCCGTCTCGCCACATGGTCAATTGATGTTTGTTCAAACCCACCTTCAGATACAACTGAGCAGCATATGGCTTTCATGCTAGCTGCAAGCGCAGTTGACGTGCTTATTTCATACCTTACCGGCAGAATTGCCGTAGTCATGTAGACGTTAGAAATATCGTTTGCATTATTAAACGTATGACAAACAATATATTCACCATTAATAATGAACCCGCAGCGAATTGATCCAACCCCCAACCATTCAAAATCCATCCAAAGGATTTGTGCTTTGCTAGGGTCAAGCGTCAGGCCCGAGGCGCCAGAGCCATCAAGCTTGTCACCATTCCAATCTTCTTGGTTTACTGTGCGGGCATCAGATACAGATCCTGTGACATAAGATCGCAAAACAAATGAATAGGTCCCGTCTACTCTTTGGAAAAACACGCCATTCTGTGCGTTGAAGTAACCCACTCGCTGCGTCAAGCTTAAGTTCTGGCTGCTATCCATGACAAAGGTTGCAAGTACCAACAATCCTTTGCCAGGCTGATATGGAAATGAACGATACGATTGACGAATGACTGAGCCAACACCAGCGCCAGTGACTTCCATCTTTACGGCTGCTTCGTTGGTTAGGAACGATGTCGTCCCAGTACCCGTCGTGGAAACATCAAATTGATTATCAGCAGCGTATCTGTTTTGGCTATCAAATAATGTGTATGGCTGGCTTACACGCTGTCGGCCAAACGCATCAAAATACGTTCCGGGTAGTGTTACCGGTAATGTTGAGGTGTTGGCCATAAGCAAGGATAGGTAATTGTTAAGCCTGTTGAAATACAAACGAAGTACGTTGTTTAACTGCTCCTGATATTGTGGATTCCATTGTTGCGGTGCATACGGGAGGTTCGGAGCTGCAACTTTATCTAATTCATAATTAGACGTAACGACATAAGTCATGCGCCACTCCCGGTCGCCCTGCCGTCCCCACGGATGTCAATTCTTGGCGATCCAAGCTGCCAAGCGCAGCCTAAGTCATTTGACTCTACTTTGAAAATCATCTGGCGCCCACGCACTCTCACATAAACCTGACCCGTAAATTGCTCTATGGTTGTCGTTGACGTTCTTGCCACACTTGCAGAACTCGATCCGCCAAGAGACTGAGGACTGTTATACCCAGAGCCTGAGTTCATCATGGGTATCAACGTCATGGTTACTTGCGGATTGGTATTAAATGTACTTGTGCCGTTAAAGGTGATATCCGGCAGGATGCGGTAAACAAAACCAAGATTATGTCCGTCTTGGATATCAAACTCGGCTGATTCTATGTACGCATTTATAGCCTGCGGTACACCGCTGACATTATCGTCGTTGCCAAATTCATGGTTAACAAGGTTGTTGCTATACGTAGCCGCCTGCGGGTAATCACGAAGACCTGCGTCAAACCATGCAGTCCTTGCCATATTCCCGTAGTACCAGATATTTTCGATGTAGTTGTACACCACATATCGGTCTATCGTCTGCGATGACTGCGATGCATAGAACCACCATACCTCGTTGAATCCCTCAATGGTCCCTGAAAAGTAAGCTAAGTATTGTGTTGGGTTTATATCCTGGAATACATATTTACGCAGGTCGCACGAAAGTGTCTGGACCCTACCATCGTATTTGTAAAACTTATCAACACCCATCCAGTACACAATTCCTGAAGCGACCGATGGTGCATTTGGACCAACGATGGAGATATTGTCACCCAGTAATTGAGCCCCCCAGACTAGAGGCGCCCCAAGGTATTGAAGCGAATACAGCGATGTATCTGTCCATACCAATATCTCTTGGCGTGTTTGCACCGCAGCAATAATGGTAGAACCATGGGATAGCCTTAAAGACCCCGCTTGGTTAGCCGCGGACGGAAGCCAGTCTGTAACCGACTCCTGGTCCGACCAACGTATGAGCATAGGATCCTGGACGTTTGTCCCAACATCGTTTGCCCCAAAGCAAAATACAAATCTGTATATATCCGATACAAAAACCAAGTTCTGAACCACAGGCGGATCTGTTGCCCCAGGTAGGGTCTCAATACTGACACCTCTTGTGCCAAGGCCATTTGTCGCATCCCAGTAGTACACACCACCGCCACGCGGGCCAAAGACAAGATCCTCGCCAAAGTTCATGGCTGACCACAGACGCAGCGCATCAGGAATAAACGTCCCTACGCCACCCCATTTGCCAGAACCCCATGCGCCAGCACCCCAGCCTACTTGCGCCACTTGATCTTCCGGCCCAATAGTAATTTGATACGTAGCCCTGACAGCGGAGCCACCGCCAGTGGTTGTTGATGAGGCGGCTGTGCTTGTGGTTACCGTAAAACTATTAGCGTCTATGACGGTTATGGAGAACTCAGCGTTCATGTCCAGACCGGCAACCGTCGTGGCGCCCGAGAATGTCACGTAGTCACCCGACTGGCCACCATGGTCTGTAGCAGTAACGGTTACTACATTACTTCCATTGGTCGTTGCAAATGGGTCGGTGCCAAGTAACCTGCCGTTAATAAAGTACTGTGCAGTTACAGTGCCGCCAGCCCCAGACACCGTGGACGTTGCTACCGTCGTTACAGTAATAACGTAGGTATTAGCATCTGTTATAGACGTAATGGTGTGTCGCGTATTGATCTCAGCAGCAGGTATGCCACCTACCGCGGATGAGCCTGTAAAGTAGACAAGCGAACCAGCTTGAGCCCCATGCGCTGTATCGCTCACTGAAATGGTGTTTTGCCCGTTGGTTGTAGAGAACGGGTTTGTTAGCGTCGTCGTGTAACTGTATCGCCTGATAGGCGTAATGTCGTTATACGCACCGCCGCTCTCAATGTAATACTTGGCGCTTGTGCCAACACCCATAAGGTTGTTGGCAGTTAATGTCACCCAGTTCCAAAGAGCCCTGCAAACACCTAGGAACGTGTTTGAAGAAATCCTAGCCCAGCCGCCAATCTTTTCAGGCGTGCCCTGACGGAATCTAACCTTATCAGAGACATACCACCCGTTCTCGTTTGTATAACGTGTGTTCTCTCGGTTGACGCCAGGCTTGTAGAGGATCTTGGATAATGGCACGGCTCACCTCATTAGGGCAGCTTCAGCAGCGCGACGACGGGTAAGCCCAGGTAACACTCGACCAGCGGCTTTATTCCACAACATGCACTGATCGGCTGCACCATCCCAATCCCCCGCATCAATACGCTTTTTGAACGTGGAAACCCGATAGTTTCCTAGGCCACAATTGTAGACCCAGCTAGTCACTGCGGCAATCCGCCTTGGTAGCGCCGTTTGTATGGATGGCGACATCTTCACCAAACCTCGGACAAAATACTCCACATGATGATCCAGGGCGTCTTCACACTGCTCCAGTGTCCAGATAGTGCCGGGGTTGATGTCTGGCCCAGTAGCTCCCCAACCGATTGTCCAAGGGTGCCCGCGGGTTCCGGGGTCGGGATAGGCCTGAACTCGTCCGTCAGGCAAACGCTTTGCCAGCCCTTCAAAGGGCTTTATCAGTACATCCTTGCAAAGCTTTTTGGCTTCATCCATTATGATTTCTGGTATTTTTCTACGCTGCGGCCAACGAAAAAGAATGACAGCACCATTGATAACATCCCAAAATCATCTTCATCCCAGCTTTTCACTAAGACGTCAGCCCAGTTTGCATCAGCTTGAAAGGCCAGCGTTATTGAAGCAGCCTTGACTCCTGCGTACATGAAGAACAAAAACCAAGTTATACCGGGACGAACAGAAGCCGATATAAAAGACATAAGTTTGCCTGCCGCCTTAGCAGTTTCAGCCTGCTCCTTAAATGCTTCCTTAATCGTGTCCATTTGCTGGATAGAGTAGTCAACGTACTTCTCCTCCATCTTGAACTCACCCCTCATTTTTTCGAGGTCAGTCTGAAGCTGGAACATACTGAGTTCATGTTGGCGTTCGTTCTTCTTGTCCAAGAACTTCAGCACTTCCGGAGCGAGGCGAAAGAGACCGCCGAAGATGGAGCCAAGGAGACCGCCGCTGAGTAACTCAAACATCACCGCTTCCCCATCTTTTCACGTTCTTCTAACAAACGCACTTTGACTTGAAGCTCGTTGATATGCTGCATGAGTTGCTCTTTGAGGATGGCACGTTTCTCAGCAGAGATTGGGCTATCAGTCGGCACACCCTCCTTAGTAATCAAGGCCGGCATGGACCCTTCGATCTTCGTTAGGCGCGTTGAGAAGTCAGCAACTTGGCCGAGCAACCAAGCAAGCGAAGCCACAATGACTGGTATGACCGCTTTAAGAACGTCTGACCAATTCATACTTACTCCAATTTTTCATTAGAAAGGAGCTATCGTGGACACTGTCACACCGTTGTTTGTTAATGTATTAGGAGGGCTTGCGTTGTCCACAATCGTTGCTGATTGGCAGGTTAGCAACCTTGTGTTTGCATCGTTTGTAAGCGGAGATGTAGGAACCGGGGCGGATGAAACGCCAACACCGATGCGGTATCTTAAGTTACTAATATAAGCGTTTGCCGGGGTTGTTAACGCACTCCGCCTTATGCCTATAGTTGTATTAAATGACGCCGGATCTGTAAAGTTATTATTTACTTGTGCGGCCGTTGCAGAAGAACCGTTAATAAAAAACTGGGCCCCTCCTGCTGATGTGTTCCTTCGCGTGAAACAAACATAATTCCATGCTCCGCTATTAATTGCAATGCTTGATACATAAGTAACCGATTCCTTTACAAGTCGTGGTATGCCTGTGCCATCGATTGCAATTTCAAAGCCACCGAACGATCCTGACAAATAGCCGCAACTAAATATTGATTGATACGTTGCAGAATTAGGATAGAAGAAAAACTCAATCGTAAACGCGGAATTGCCCGGAGCAAGATTAGAGCTTGCAGGCATTGATATGTAATCAGTTTGTGAGCTTACAAATAAATTGCTGTAGTAAACGGCTGACCCGAGCCCCTCAAATCCTCTTTTAGAGGCAGACGCTAGCGAAGCAATGATGGGCATTACGCGAACCTTGATAGGCTAGCAAGCGCAGTAAAAGTAGCGCTACCGGTTTTAATGATCGTGTAAGTATAAACATCAATCCCGTTCGCATTGCCAGCAGATGGAGCTGATCCGCCAAACCATTTCGGCGTAACAGAAGATCCGTCAAT